TTACACGTTCAATTCAAACTTTACCACTTCATTTCCTGCCAGAAGTTCGCGCGTCTTGTCTGCGTTGTTTGCGTAGATGTGAACATTCCCAAGGTTCAGCGTTATTGACTTCAAAGGCAGTTCAATTTGTCGTGTTATCAAATACAAATGGTAAATGTCAGCAGGCAAACCTAAGTTTGCATCGCTGCTTCTTTGGTAGGCTGACAAAACCAATTCACCGTCTTCAATCTGGAACTGAATAAGGCTTAAACAAGGTGCTTGATTGGTTTCAGCACCTGTCGAACCCAAGAACAGCACATAATTTTTGCTGTTGCGCTTCTCCCTGTTGATTTGGGCGATTAAAGCCGGCAACTTCTCAAAGTAAGTCGGATAACTGTTAATGAGAATTTGCCCGCAATAATCCCACCAATTTATCCCGGCTTCTCTGTACTTGCTCAGGTCTCTTTCTCCCTGCATAAACAGGCTCAATTCACTGCGCAACTTCTTGCGTGCTATGTTATGACCCTCAAAGATGTTCAAGAGGTCAGAAGGCGACAAACAGAGCTGCTCATTAAGCAGGTAAATAATGTCGCCCTTTTTATTGCTCTGTTTCTTTCCACAGCGCAATATCTTGTCTAAGATGTGGTAATACTTGTTTTCCATTCGTAGGCGCAAAATTAGGCCGTTTATGAGCCTCTCGCAAAGTTTTGCGCAATATCACACTGAAAAGGATTTGCAGTCCTTGCCGAACCGCTTTACAACATCGTAAACAGTTCGCTCGCTCACTCCGTAACGCTCCGCAAGAACCGCCACGATATAACCTACCTTTTCGCCTGTTTTTAGGGCTTTCCTGTAATCCTCATAAAGTGCAATATACTTGTAATCACCTGTTTTTATTCCTGCATCTGTAAGCCTTTCCAATGGCTCGCCGATAAATTTCAAGACCTCATATATTGTCATTCAGCAGTTTATTTGTACCTTTGCAACTCCTACCTCAAATATATAAACGCGCCAAAGCACGGACGGAAGGCTTTTGCCCCCGGCTGCCGTGCTTTGGTGCGTTGCGTTTGTATGAGGTAGGATTCTGCAAACAAGCCGGGGGCTTTTTTATTGCCTCCGCCTGTGAATGAGGTTAGAGTTTTGTTATCATCATATCATTAAATTTCGCCTGGTAGTTAAGGGTATTGGTCCGCACCTGCTTATTTGCCCCATAAAGTGGCGCAGCTTCGCCGAACTCGCAGACCAGCCAGTTGCACAGTTCCGTTATCTGGGACTTGTCAGAGGTGAAATAAACATATTTCGTACCCTTTGTAAGCTTCAACACGTCCAAATAATCGGTGAGCCTCCAGTAGTTCTCATATTGGCCGACCTCGGTAGTAAGATATGGCGGATCCAGCACGAACAGCGCACGGCTGTTGTCCTTATGCTTGGCAAACAGTTCCCTGTAATCCATTCTGACCACTTCCAGACCGTCAAGATAACCGGAACAGTCATAACCGCCAGGCTTCACACGGTTGTACATCGTGTGTTTGCGCAGTTCGTCCAGGGTCTTGACCCATTTGCCGCTGAACAGCACCGAGCGACCTATTGTCATTACGTCCACGTAGCCGGCGGCTTCATATTTTTCAACAATGGCCAGCACATCGGCACGCTGGCTGTCGCTTAACCTGGCATTCGGTTGAACGCCTTTTAACCGCTCTTTAATCAGCATTAAAATTTCATTCGTCTGCTCGACATGTGCGAGACGCTGCGAGTAACCGTCATAGTCGTTATAAACGACCCGGCAACCTGGCAACACCTTTTTGGCTGTATGGCTCAGCAGACCGCTGCCACCGAACAAATCGACCACCGTGTCAATCTTTCCCTCCACCGCTCCAAGCGTTTCTGAAAACGCCCGGACGAAATACCGCTTTTGCCCCATAAAAGGAAGCGGCGCACTTTTATAAATCCTGCTCATTCAGCATAATTACCTCGTATTTTGTTTGTTGTATAAAGAAATTAGTCGTACCTTTGCAACATCTGTTAGAACTCCAGTAAAAGTCCGTTTGTAGCCCGATATGCACCGTTTAGAATTTTCGTTAAAAAACCTGTTTGTTAGCTTCGGCGACGTTCGTTTCCCCGCAACCGTGGGGAACTGAAAAATGCTCAATCCGAGTTCCCCGCAGCCTTTCCATGAAAGCAATGAGGGAATAGCAAGATTTAACCCCGTCCCTTTGCTTCCTGTTTAATCCCGTGAAGCGAACTGCTTCCAAAAAGTGTTAAGCAGACCGGTAGCAATAGTTTTTATTACTACTTTGACGTGCGTACATCGTGCCTCGGCCGCAGGGACTTAAAAGTGAGGTTTACCGCCCCACTTTTTTTATGCCCTTACGTTTGGTTATTCAACGGAGAAAGTTCTGCGGAACACATAGTTTATGGTGTTCTTCACCTTGAATTTCTGCTGTCTTATTCTGTATTTCATACCCACTATTTCACCGCCGCTGTCCTTGCCGCCGACACTGTTAAGGCGTGCTATCTGCAAGCCAATAGGCGCATATCCGGAATGCTGCACGCCCTTTTTGTGTGGCGCATTTTTCAGCACTATTCTTTTGCGGACACCCTGAATGCGAAAAGAGCCATCAGCGGAGACATAGAACAATGACGCGCACAAGCCCGGCAATTCTTTGCCTATGAGGTTGTTGTCTGCCTTGCTGTCCGCCACGGCTATGCACTTGGGCACATACCACTTGCCGGGTGTTCCCTTGCTCAGCCGTATGCCCTTGAAATGCACATACTGCATTTTGGCGGCTCTCTTTTTACGGACACCCCTGTTTTTAGCGTATGCCTTGACGCCTCCCGTGGCACGCCATGCGCTGCGCTTCTTTTTGCGCAGCAGCACAAGGTCGCAGTCCGTTCCAATAACTCCATGACGCACGTAAACTGTGGTGCCAACGATTTTAACTTCCAGGTGCATTGCCGTTTCCGTCTGCTGCTCCCATGCGCCCCAGGTGGTTCGGTCTCCTGTGCGGATATAACGCACATTGTCGCCCTGTATCAGTTCCTGCCTTACATTCTTGGTACCCTGCTCGGTAATTACAAGGGTGTAGTCTGTCGCCCCGAAAAGGGCAACGCTTTCGGTGCACGACAAGACGCAGGCTGTGCGTAGGTTATTTATCTGCTCCTTGGTTACGCCTTTCAGCTGCTTGCTTGTGAGCTTCTGCGCCAATGTGTCTTTGAGGTACTCCAGAACCGTTGCGGGAAGGTTCTTAATCTGCTCCGCCAAAAGGGTGTTGCTCGGGAAGGCTCCAAGTGCTTTGCCGGACACGTTGGCAAAACTGTTGATGTCGTAGCTTTCCTCGCCCTTGGCGGTCGTGAACTGGGCACGGCGGTATGTGCGTGCCTCCAGATATGTCTCATCATCAGCTTTGATGTCCTCTGTTTCGGTTATCACCGTCACATATTTCACCGACTGGGAAAATGCAGGCTTCTGCATCAGCTCCAGCACCTCAGGGGTGCCGTTCTTCTGGGTAATGACGACTATGCCGCCCGTCCCCGTCTGCAAAATGTAATTTTTGCCGCCTATGCCTGCCAGACATTCAAGCAACTTTATTTGTGATTGGATAAAGTCCAGCGTTTCGGTCGAAAGCGGATATTTGCCGACCCCACCGGTGGCCGTGGTCGTGCTTGTATAACTTGCGGTATTCATTATTTTGTTGCTGTTAATTGGTTAAACACATCTGGGGTCCAGGTCGTCACTATCTCCAAATCCTGCATAACGGAATACAGGCTGTTGGTCTTGATGTAGTGCGCACGCTTGGTCACGAGTTTATATCTGTCCACCATTGCCTTTATTTCTTCCAGGCGCGTCCAATAGATGCCCGGAACAAATACCACAAAATCATTTTGAGCAGCGTTAAGCATCTGCTCGCTATATAACACCGGCACCCCCTTTCCCTCCTCAGTAGATGCCAATGTGATGTTTTCCCCTGTTTCAGTTATGGCATACAGCCAGTCGCCCTCCCTCTTGATGTTGCCGATTTTGAAGCCCCGACCGAAACAGTAGTTTAACACGCCCTGCAAATAACAGACTTGCCCGTTATGCGTCAGGCGGAAGTTATGCTCCTTACGCGCCGCCATAAAATCCTTGTAAACCCGTTCCACCCCACTGACACCGGCACGCAATACCCCGAAGATAAGGGGACGGCGCAACCTCATGGGAAGCAGAAGGGCGACAAGTCGCTTAAAGTCTATCTCAAACATCATTCAACGGCTTTATAAGGTTGGTAGTCCACGGTAAGGCTGTTGATGCTGTAATAGCCGCTGTAAGGCCTGTTGAAGCCTGTAACCGTTTCATATTCCTTTGCGCTGTGCGGCTTTACCTGCACGCTCTTGATGTCCGCCACCTCCACGCACGGAAGGGCTTGCAGAGCTGCCATCAGGTCGCTTTTACGAAACACGCCATTAAACGGCAGACCGGTAATGACCGACTGCACGGCTTCACGCACCGGCTCGGAGCCGTCGGAAAGTATGCCCGCGCCGTTTCCGTCCACGCTCAATAATGTAGGGTCATAATAAATCACAAGGGAAATTTGCATGTCGTCTGCCGGCTCATTTCGCACCTGCACGGAGACACCGGCGTCCTTGATTTCGTCCAGATAGGCACGAAGTCCGGCAAGTTGCGTGTCGGTCAGCTTTGCAGGGTTGCCGTCAGCGTCCTGCCTGGCGACCTTGATATATACCACCGTGTTGCTCTCGGTGGCAACGGCATATTTGACCACCTTGGCGGCTTCTATGTCCGTGGGGGTCATTGCGCTTGTGTCGTAATAGTCGCTGTCGGCCACAAGCTTGCAGCCCTGCATATAGGCTTTTGTCTTTGCCACATACCAGCGCAGGGTGTGGGGCTCCAGCTCCTCAATGAGCTGCTCCACCTCCTGGCGGTGCATATCAAACAATGACTCAAGCGACCAGACGGCAAAGGCAAAGACATAGAACAGGATATTTTCAAGGCTTGCCGCACTGAAACAGTCCTTAAAAGTCTTTTTCCCGTCAAGCCCGTAGGCAGACATGACCGCCGGCTGCTTTATCCACTCAGCGGTCATGCCATTTTTTATGTCCTCTATCGTTCGTGCCATAGCCGGAACAGGTTAGAGGGTTCGTGCCAGAAGTTCGTCCACTTCGTCCTTACACTGCGCACGCAAGGCAGAGAACTGCGCCAGTTCCGCAGCGTGTTCTGGTGTGTCTGCACCGTTGGCAAGTGTGGCGATCTGCGCGTCAATGTCGTAGTGGAAGCCTATAAGCCCAGCTACAAACTTGTCGCGTCGGTTCTCATCAGTTACGCCGGTCGCCTCAATCAATGTGCCACCGTCCGGCTGGTCGCCAGTGTAAGAGAACCCCGGCACACTTTTGCCGGTCTCCTGGTCGGTAACTTCACCCGGCTGCTCGTTCAGATAAAGCAGCACGTGGTTTTCATCATACTTTACAAACTTTTTTCTTTCTGTGTAGGTCGCTGTGTTCATTGTTTATTTGCTTTTTTAATCGTCCGGATCGACGATTTTATAAAAGCACCGATTCCGTTCGATTGGTTGTTTTATTATTTTAGCCCTGAGCGGTTCCGTTATCTCCACACCGTCCAACTGACGTATTAGCGCCTGACTGCCCGTGAAGGTTATATGCTGCACCCAGCCTTTGACCTGGTTGCCCTGGTCGTCGATTACGTGGCGGCTCGTTCCGTCTGCCATTACTTCCATTAGCGGCTCCTCAATCTCGTATTGGAGTGTGAGGCAAGGTTCCGCATTGTGCTTTGACGGTGCGACCGTGTAACCTGTAAGGTGGATTTCACGGTTCAGGATTGCATCGATGTGGTACTTCGTACCTGTCAGGTTGCCGGTCTTTGCCGGCACAAGTTCACTGAATTTTTTCATACCAAGAATTTTTAATAGATGTTTGCTGTTACAATGCACCATGAAGCCGACGCGTGAAGCTGTCCGCAACATGATATCAGGTTCGGGGACTCCCTTTTTTCTCAACTTCGCCACCTCCCTGCACAGTCCTTGTTTGTTGCGCTTGCGTGCAAGGCTGTGGGTGTGGTAGGTAACATAGCCCACAAAATCAATTCCCCGGCTTTCCACCGGAAAAATCTGATAATTGCTTTTCATAGACAAATTGCGCTCGGTGTTCAGGTAGTCGTTTATGAACACGCGGACACCGTGCAAAGTCGCCTTGTCTCCTGCCAGCACCACAATATCGTCAGCATAGCGGTAATAATAACGCACCCCGGCCACCTCTTTGATGCGGTGGTCAAGTTCTGACAAATAAAGATTGGCGAAGTATTGGGAAATGTAGTTGCCGATTGGAACGCCCGGGGCACTGTCTATGATGCCATCAAGCAACAGAAGAACCGCAGGGTCTTTGATTTTACGGCGTATGACCATTTTAAGGATGTCATGGTCTATGCTCGGGTAAAACTTGCGCACGTCCAGCTTGAAGCAGTATCGTGTCCCCTCAGGGTCTTCCGCCAAGTCGTTACGCAGCTGTTTAAGCAGGGAATGAATGCCGCGCCCCTTTATACAGGCATGCGTGTCTGCCGTAAACTGCGGTGTCCATATCGGCTCAAGGACTAACATAATGGCCCATTGCACGACCCTGTCCTTAAAAGGCAGTTTGTAAATCTCGCGCCGTTTGGGCTCGTACTTTATAAAGACTTCATAAGGTGAAGTCCTGTAAGTCCGGCAAAGCAGTTCCGTGCGTATCTCTTGCAGGTTGCTTTCAAGGTCTGCAAAAAACTTCTGCACCTCATCGCGCCGGCGCTTGCCTTGTGCCGCATTACAGGCGGCGGCACGCAGATTGTCAAGCGAACAGATGCGCTCGAACAAATAGCCGTATCGTTTCATTGGGTCTTCGGGTCATTTTATCGGGTCTTTGGGTCTGCTATGCACGCTTCGGAAACTGTCAACACCTGACGGCTTTCGCCTTGGTCCTACCGGCATCCTCTGCATTCATGTTATCTTTTGCCAAGTGGCACGGTCCAGCCCCTTTATCGCAATGTAATTTTTATTCGTGCAAGTATAGGGGCGACGAGTAGTACGCAAGCGCATACGAAGCCGCATAGTGCGCAGACACGTAGAACGCGCCCGCAGTCGCACCATAGGTAGCGTAACCGCCAGCCGCGCGGACACGAAGGCCCGTCTGAGTGGCTCCGTTGGTATAAAAATAGTCGGCAAAATAGGTGGCTGAACTTCCGCCTACTTCAGTAGGCATGGCGCACAATCCCTCAAAACTCTTGCGCTTGATGTAGCCCTCTTTCTGTGGACATTCTGCCACCTTTTTAAGACCTGCCACACTATTAGGGTCAAAGGCCGCCGCCATACTCTGTGCGACATACACCTCCGTTTTTACCCCGGCTTCCTGGCTGATTATCAAGCCGCGCACCCAACGCCACAAATGGCCATAGCCAGCATGTACCAAGCCAAAGAATACAGGCACGTTAAATGTCTTGTATGGGATTTCCTGATTCTCCGCGCTCTCGCTTGCCGGCAACGAGTAAGAGACTATGCCCGTACCGTCGCCCATTTCCAGACCGACACTCGTGGGGACAAGTGGATAATTACCGTTATAGTCCGCCCAGTCCTGCCAGCCTATTGTTGTAACACCGTCGCCAAAACCACCCTGGAACAAGCCATCGGCATCACGTTCAGCCTTGAATGCAGCCTGTGTGTTACGGTCGCCCATAATGACAAGCAAAAGGATTTCAACGGCCGCCTGTGCCACGAACCAGTTAGCCTCCCAACCGTCACCGCGCTTGCGTGCGTTGGTGCCGAAGGCTGTTGTACTGATAGCAGTTGCAGCCATTCCCAGCATTGTAGCCTGTGGGGTATCAAGTGCCGGGCGTTTTTCCGTATTTGCAGGGGTCAGTGCAGAACCGTTACCGCCTCTATAACGCTCGCTGTCGCTGATTACGGAACACAGCTTGTTTTCCGTGCGGTCCATTACCCCGGCACCAAGCCAAGAAGTGCCGCCAACAGGTATGCGGTAACTTGTGCGCCCCTCGATAGGCTTCAAGGTTATTGCCCAATAGCTGCGTGAGCCCTCGCGCCAAGTGGTAAAGTACCACGGACGTGACCAGCACCACATACACTGACCCATTGAGCCGTCCAGTGCCGCAGGGCTGCCGTCCTCAAACTTGGTGCTGTCTTTCGGGTCAAGCTTGCGCATGGTGTGGTCGTCAGCCACAAGGTAGCGACCAAGCCCCAATGTCTCAGGCAACTTTCTAAGGGCTTCAAGCGAGCCGAACCAGCCGGCCGCCTTGGTCGTGGCGTTGTCCTCGTTCCACCAGCGGCCCGCTATCGGGTTGCCGGCTTCCGACACTGCACGCTCCAGCTCCATGCGCCGGGTTTCGCCCGTCTCGTCCATGACTTCAATCTGCATAGCGCCAAGCTCACCGGTTGCCTGGTCCAGTTCGTTGATGCGCTTGCCGTTCTCAAAGGCTGCCAGCAACTGCGCCAGCTTCGCCTCCTGTTCTTGTGTAAATGCCATTTTAATTGCTATTTAATGGTTGTTTAATACTCGTTACTGTATATTTCATAATCCTCATCGCTTACCGCGCTTATGCTGATTGCCTGATAATTGGCTTCCGTCGCCTGTGTCGCCGAATAATTCTTGATCACGACTTTCGTAATGTCGAAAATGTCAAGGAATGCGCTGTAAACCTCCAAAGGCTTCTTTTCGTCCAGGAACTCACGGAGCTGCCGCAGTTCCTCGTCCGGGTAGTCGTCCGTAATGACACCGCCACGCACCGCCTGAACGCCCACAACGATGTTGATGTTCCAGTCGCCCTCGTTTATGTATTCTTTCACGGTGCCGTCCCGTCCGGTCAGTGGCGTGCAGACAATGCGCCTTTCACGGCTCACCGCGGCCACAGCGTCTGAAAGTTCCATTTCCGAGCCGTCCTCCTTGCGGAAAGTCAGCGTACATAAGGCATAACGTCCCTCCCAATATGCGCGGTCCGTTATCGGAGTGCCCACCTCATGGGTGGTGATGTCCGCACCTCGACCCTCCCAGCTCGGTGCTTCTCCCGTGCGTCCGGGCTTGAACCTTACAAGCGACTTGGCGGCGAACTGCGCCGCACCTACCGCCATAAATGATATGCTTACGGGTGATTTCATTCTGTTGCCAGTTGGGTATCATTGAGCGCACCCATTAAGGCCTCAAGCACTCGCTCCTTTATCTGCTCCGTGCCCTCGCTTATGGTTGCCGTGTGCAACTCTATGCGCTCGACAAGTTTTTCAATGTTAATGGTTACGTTGCGGATTTTACCGCTTCCGCCGTCGCCTGTTCCGCTGCCTGATGTGGTTGCGGTGTTCAGGCTCCCGGCTGTCGGATCGACGGTTGGAACAGCCACGGACGGAACTGCTGCGCCTGTGCCATTAGGAGCGGTTTTCTTGCCTTTGGCTTTCTCCGCCGCCTCTTTCTTGGCGGCTTCGCTCATCTCCGCGTCGTATGCCTCATTGAATGCCGCGCCTATCTGCTTGCCGTAGTCGGAAAATCCTGCTTTCAGTTTGTTCAGTGCCGTGGATATTCCTGCGGCATCAAGGTTGAAAGCGGCCTTTATCAGGTCGCCGATAGCCCCGAAGGTCTGTTTTGCAAGTTCCCCTATTCCTGTAAAGCAGGCTTTGAAGGCTGCAAAAGTACCTTTCAGCACCGCCCTGAATTTTGCCGAAGTGTTCCAGAAATAAACGCCTACGGCAATGAGGGCGGCTATGGCTGCCGCTATCCAGCCAATTATCGGAATGTTCATAATGGCTACCGACACGGCACGGCAAGCGGTCTTTGCAGTTGCGGCAAAGGTCGCAAAGGAAGTGGAGGCAACGGTGGAGAACGTAGCGGAAGCGGTGCCCCCGGTTATGAATGACAACACCAGTGCGCCAAGACCTTTGAGAGCGTTGAATATGCCTACCGTGGCGAAACGAAGCACCGCCAATGTGGCGCGTGTGATGTTTATCAGAAAGCCGTTGGAGACAAACTGCCCTGTGATTAGTTCACGGTTCATAAACGCCATTTGCAACCGGGCGACATATACGGAGTTTTTTATCCATGTCCACATACCTGCCCAGTTAAGCCCCTTAACCCACAGCATCAATTTGCCCAACAGCATAATCAAAGGGGATATTTGCGCCAATGGCATAGCGGCATTAAATACGGCACCAGCCCACAATGTCAAGTCGCCCGTAGCTTGGAAAAGGGATATTTTAATATCCTCTATTTTCTGGTTTACAACCGCCTGACGCTCCGCATAGCTCTGCATGATGATTGCCGCCTGGTCGGTGGCGCTGTTTGTCCCGGTTACTGCTTGCGTGAAGCCGTCCAACGCCTCTGTGCCCTGTATCAACGCACGGGCTGCGTTGGCATTTTCCACACCGAAGAACTTTGACAGCAGGGCACTGTCATTCAGCATGGGTTTTAGCATTTCGAGCCGCTCTTTAAGGCTCTTGCTGTTGTCTCCCAACGCCACCACATCGATGCCGGCTTTTTGCAGTTCTTCTAACGCCTGTTTCTCCACGAACCTGCCTTTTGAAAGCTGACCAAGCACATTGCGAAGGGCGACACCGCCCTCGCTGGCTTTCTTTCCGGCTTTGTCAAGCACCTGTATGGCTGCGTTGGTTTCCTCAAAGCTGACATTTGCCGCCTTGGCAGCCATTCCGCACTGCTGCAATGCTGCCGATATGGCCGGAAGCTCCGCAGAACCAGCCTGACCGGCTGCCGCCATTACGTTCATCATACGCGCCATTTCCTTGCTGGCTGCCGTCGGGTCCTCCAGACTTACGCCATACTGGTTCATCGCCGTTGTCAGAACCTGTGCTGCCGCCACACCGTCACCGCCCATCAGCTTGCTGGTGATTTGTATGCTTTCGCCCATATCGCGCAGGGCTTCCGGGAATTTACCAAGTTCAGGGCTTAACTGGGACAAAAGCAGTTTGTAACCCTCCACGGCAACGCTGGCATCGGTCCCGAAGGTCTTTGCCGACTGACGGGCGAAGCCCTCAATCTGCCTAAGGCTGTCCCCCGTAACGCCCGCAACTGCGCTGAGGTCGTGCATATTTCGGTCAAGTGCTATGCCTGACACGCTGAATGCGTCGGTCGCCTGCTGCAAGCCGTCTATGGCATTTTTGACCAAATCAAGACCGGCAAGCACCGAGGTAAGTTTCCCGATGCTGTTCTGCGCACCGTCAACCTTGGCCGAAAAATCCCCGGTCGCCGTGCTCATGCCGTTTATGGTGGCAGTATAATTGCCCCCGATATTGAAAATATAGTCAAAAACGTTAGCCATGTCGGATTTATTTGTTACTTTTGTGATGTGTTACAAATACATACTTCTTTTATGTTGAGTCTTTTACTTAAAATAATCGGCTACGGAATTTTAATTGGTGGCATGTTGGGGTTGGTTCTCTACATGATTGACCTGTTCCGTTATGCTTTTTCAAAGAAAGGCTCTGGCCCGCTCCCTTGGTGGGTGTTCTGGAGACCTTAACTTTTCCCGTTCCCAAATAACGCCGATATCAGTTCTGCACGGTTTTGGTTGCGCCAGCGTTCAAGCCAAATGGCCTGCGCGTAGAGTGCCGCCCATTCTTCCTCCGTCTCCACCTCGTCGGGGTCTTTGTGAAGGTTAGCCCGTATCAAGGCGCAACCCTTGGCAAATGTGTCCTTGTCGTTATCATCTGCAAGGGTGTGCGCCTCTACAAGTTTTTTAGGCTGCCCATGCAACCGTTAACCAGTTTGCCGAGCTGAACCTGCACGGCCATGAAAAGCACGGCATCATCTTTCAGTTCCTCGCTTCCTCCCAGCCAACAGTTATTGAACATTATTTTACCGGCTTCCACTTCATCGGTCTTGGCGACTTTGGTAATAGCCTTGATCGTTGCAAAGTCCGGACGCTTGAAGTAGCCTATATGGGTATCCTCTCCGTCCACAATGTCCACACGGTAGACCTTGCGGTGCTTATTCTTCCATGCTTCCACCTGTTCTGCGGTAACGCCGCCGTCAAAAGTATGTGCCTGCTGCACTTTTTCCTTTTCCATGTCGTTTAATTGCTGTTTAATCTGTTTTTATTGACTGCAAGTGGCCGTTAAGGTCGTATGCTCTTAACGGCCGCCTGCAAAGTTTCGGGTTACTACTTGCTACCCCAGTCTATATGGGAAGGCACAAGCGGAAGCTCGACCTCCTGCCCGGTGTCGCCCTCTTTCCATTTACGGCTGTTGCCCGAGAACTGGCAGTTACGGATTTTGTCGGTAACTATCAGACCGCTGTCAGGCAGATACTGCACGATTACATCAAAAGGCGGAAGGTCCTGCAGCCTGCCGTTGGGTGCCTGTGCCTGAAGCGCCTGCACCTCCTCCTGATAAAGAATGAGCTTGCCGCTTGGGGTAATGCGGCCCTTGGCACGCCCCACAGGGTGACGGCCTGCGCCCCACTTGTTCACGACTTCCTGCTCATCGCCATACTCCACGCCTACAATGCCAGTTACAGGCACACCGCCGATAAGTACGACTACATCAGCCCAGGCGCATAGCATGCCATTGACCAAAGGAATGCCGTTGTTTATTGTACTTGCCATTTGTCTTGTGTTTTGATGTTATACGGTTTTGGCAAACCCTATCTTGATATTGATATGGCGGATTACAGGGCTTGCCACATTCTTGATTACTATGTCTATGCGTCCGGTGCTTGCCACGTCCTGCTCGGGGTCTATCTCGGCTTTGTAGCCGCTGAGTTCCCCGGCTCGCTCCATATCTTCGAGGGCAAGGTTGGCGACGTTTTCAAGGTGGCTGACGCTATAACTTGCCAGCTTGCCGCTTTCTGCGTCCACATAGACATTGCCGCCAAGTTCAGGGACAATGTAGGTACGGACACCACGCACGGCCTTGTCCATAGTGCGCACGCTCTCGATGGCCGCATAGTCGCTGGTGGCTTCGTCCATTGTGTGGCTGTCGTTCAGATAGCTGCCGGTCTGCCCAGGCTGGGTGATAAAGAACAGGTAACGCGCCTTGTCCAGCTGTTCCACAAGCGCCTTGTCCAAATCCCTGAAAAGTGTGCCGTCTCCGAATGCCGGGACACTTATGCCGGTCGGGAACTCACGCACCCACGCAATGCACTGGTGAACCTTGGCACGGCTCAGAAGTCCCAGAACGGTACCCAGTCCGCTGACGCTGCTCTTGGCGGCGTTGCCTTTGTCCTTGTAGAGTGTCGCGCCAGTTCCGCTGCCCGCCTGGCCGATTACCACGCTTACACGGCTCTTGCCTATGCCTGCCGCTCCCTGCGTTATCTGCTTCACGTTCGCCACCTTTGGGGCGTAGAGGATTGACAACTCGGCTGCCTGGTCTGCAAGCGTGTCGCCGATGCCTTGCAGTGTCGTGATGTCGTCGGCGCTCATGTTGCGGTCGCCACACCATACGCCCATCTGCCTTATACGGCCGCCGGCAAAATTCTGCACGGTCTTCAATTCGGCAAAGGTGTAGGCATCGCTCGCACCGCTCGGCTTGGCGAAAATGCCGACATACAGGCTGACCGCAGGATTGGTGCGGTAAATCTCGCTAAGGTGGAAGTGCAGCACCTTGACCGCCCAGCTTGCAGCGTCGGCGGTAATGCCGGCCGCTTCGGCTGCGTCTATCATGGAAAGTGCCTGCACCCTTTCTGTCTTGAAACTTTCCGGGATTTCAGTGTCCGGCAAGTATGCCACAAAGCCTGTGATATGGTCCTCGCCTTGCAGTGTCTTGGGGACATTCCCGTTGGTTCTGTTGATGGTTAGTTTCGTGCTCATTCTGCCGTTACTTTTATAAGTTCCTTGTTTTTGAGGTTAGCGGCGTGCGCCTTTGCGTCGCCCTCAATAGGGAAACACTGCCCGTCGTCCGTAACCCATACCTGTTCCAGCTTGTGCATCTTGCACGCCTCACGCCCCACAGCTTTGAGCATTGACGGGGCATCTTCCTTGCTCGTTTTCTTCGTCTTGGGCTTCGCTCCGCTCTTGGGTTCCTTACTCTCTGCCGTCGGGTTTACTTCGGCACTCGGTTGCTCTGTATTTTTAATTTCTTCTGCCATGTCTTTTGTCATTTTTTGAGTTTATAAATTATCCACCCGGCTGCCGCCAGAATGATTGCCGCCACACCCCACATGACGCCTTTCTTGATGCGTTCCCAAAGGCTCGGCGGCCGTTCTGCGACTACCACCGCCTCAGACAGTTCCCCGCCGCTGTAAACCTTGGTTTCCTCGGCTTCGGTTTTCTCCTCTGCGTGGCATGTCGTTACCTCGCGGCTTGTGCCGGTGCGGTCGGTGCGTTGCCTGATTCTGGCCTTTACAGGGTGTTCCCCGGTCTGAGGATTTGCTGGGGCTTCGGTATCGTAGATTTCAATCTCCGTAACCGTTACAGCCTCGACGGCTTCCTCATGGGTCTGCTCTTGTTCCTGTACGCTCTGCGTCCCCTCCTGCCGGGTTGTCGTCTCCTCGACCTGCGTTTCCACTTTGGTGCTTTTCAGCACTTGACGTTGGGAGGAGCAGTTCGTATTTAACAGGGCAGCGCTCAACATGAGGACAGCCCCAAATACGTTCCAACGCGGCATTAAGCCGTTGTACATCATTCCTTAATTTGTTTATTTCGCTCCTGAGCGGCGGTACTATTGACTGCATCAATATGTCGGAAGCCTTGCGCACGTTTTCAAGCTCATGGCTTTTCACTTCTGCGATCTTGTCTTTCAGCTCAGCACGGAGCTTGCCGACTTCGACCTCATACTTTGCACGCTCAACTTTTCTTCCTATCCACGACCCCAAAGGGCCGGCTACCGCCGCTACAAGCGCCGATACTATGATAGTGATTACTTCGCCGCTCATTCACGTTTTTACTGTTTTATGCCTATGGATTGCAACCACTCCGACACTTCAAAGCTGGGGCAGTCTTTCATCCACTCGCTGGGTTCTATCTTTCCGTTATTGTTCCTGTCCGGGCTAAGGTCCCGGTGCCCTATGATTTTTACATCGGGGTGGCGCTTGTGGAAGTCAAGCACATACTCGGCCATTGCCTTGCGCTGTGCCGCCGTCCTGGTGTCCTTAGTTCTCATCTGCTTGTCGCAACCACCGGCATACACTATATGCCTGCTAACGCTGTTATAGCCTGCTGCGCCATTGGTGATTTCCCAAGGGTCAACAAATGCGTCCTCGTTGTTCTCAACAAGCCGCTCACGGGTACCGTCAAGCCGGAACAAGTCCGTATAACCTACCTGCCGCCAGCCGCGCCCCTGTGGCTTCGGGCTTGTGTGCATACGCCTGATGTCGGCGGCACTCACGTCCCTGCCCTCAGGGGTGGCGGTGCAGTGGATTACCAGATATTTTAACTTCTGCTTTCCCATGCGGTTCTACGGTTAGACGGCCGGTGCGCTCACGATTGCCGCACGGCTCTTGGTGTCAGTCAAAGGAAGGCAAATGCCCCACTGGCGGAAGTTCACGAGGTTGCGGTGGTAGAGCGGGTCGTTCTTGGCATCGCTGTGGTAGAAGTTGGTTGAACCGTATGCCTTCATCATGCGACCTGCATAGAATGCCACGGAAGCGCGGGCGTCGCCTGTCGCAACAGTTGCACCCCAGGCTTTCTTTTTGCCTGTGCTCATGGTGTAATATGGCGTGCCGTCATACTCGTAGATGTCAAAGCCGTACATGCGGCAAATCTTGCCCTCGGTCTGGTTGATGTTGTAATGCTCCTTGAACTTCTGCTCTGTCTCCAGCAGGTCATTAACGTGGTCGCTGCAAAGCACCAAAATACGGTCTTTCTGGGGTATGCCCATTTTGTCAAACTCACGTTTGAGTGTCAGAAGGTCGTTGTATGTCATTTTCAGGCGTGTGCCGTCGCTTGCTCCAGTGGTCTTGATTACAGGCACACCCTCTTTGTTTGCGTCCGGGGCGATTGCGTGGATTGCTTTCTGTGCAATCTTCTCACGCAGCGCATCGCGGTGGCGCTCCTGGACACTCGCCATTTTGTCATAACTGATAGCGTGGAGTTCATCATCGGTTACAGGCGTTGCCTCGGTGTCGAATTTGTCAAGGCTGATAGGCTTGTCCGCATCTGTAAGGGCAGTAATGGCAAGCGGGTAACTTGTATTGTTCACAAGCACTTTAGGGTCGCCGCCCATTTCCGTAAAGTGGATAACGTCATTTTCCACATACTGGTTATAAGCTCTGATACGCTGCATCCAGCCCAACGCCTCAGGCGCAGTGCGGAATGTCTTGATCATTTCTGCCGTCCAGATTTCTGTAAGGACACCGGCACGCATCGCACCTGCCGGAGCAAGCTGTCCGGCTACCAGGGCAACGGCATTGCCCGCCACAGCTCCGATTCCGGCTGGCAAGCCTGCCGCTGTGGCAAGCACTGCGCCGGAAGCACTGTTGAAAGCTACCGCGCCCACAATCGCAAACAGGGCGCACATCACTTTTTTAAGGAAATTGCTTTTCGCGTTCATTGTTTCTCGTTTTAATAATTGTTCTTGTTCTGTTAGTCTTTGAGTTCCGGACACTCGACCCCATACTCTGCCTTGAAAAGTTCGGCATATTTTGCCGGGTCATCCTTACGCAAGTTCAAAAGTTCCTTCTCTGGCACTTCACTTAGTTTTGCATACTCCTTGGGCTGGGCACCGCTTCCGGGGGCGCTCTCCTTGCCAAGGTTGATTACCTCGTTGGGCTTCCTCTGTGGAGCCATGAGTTTCAGCGTCGCCGTCAGACTTTCAAGACCTGCGGACTTGCCCAACGCAATGAAGTGGTCGCGTGTCTCCGCCATAATTCGCTTTTCTGCAATGGCAGCATCAACCGCCGAAGTTACAGCCGCCAGCTGGATAGACTCCGCCTTGTCGGCTTTGGTTTTGAGCAAGCGAACCGAAGCCACCGCCTGCTCCTCGGTCGCCGTTTCGGGCAGGCCGAGCAGGGTTAAAATTTCCTTGTTCATTTTGTTTTTTATTTGTTTGTTATTGTCCTCGCCCTTGCTCTGTTCGGGGTCGGTGTTTGATTTCAAGATAGGCAGTGCCGGGTGTTCCTCGCCTGCCGCAAGGGTCAGCAGCTTGCCAGCCTGATAGAGTTGCAGGGCTTCGTCATTGCTGCCGATGTCCACTATGCTGACCTCTACAAGCTTGGAGCGCGTAACCGTGGCGCGGGTCTGCCCGTCAAACACCAAAGCCGGGTCGTCGCTTACCTCCAAAGGTTCAAGGCCGGCGGAAGCCATGCGCAAGAAACCGTTTTCCCATTTACTCTCTACCTGCTTGGCAAATGGGTCGTTTGCGTCAAATACAGGGGTACCGATAAGTTTGTCCCCATCACGCCTCAGGTTCTCGATACGGCCAATGGGTCCAGCGGTGTCCTGATAACTCCGACGATGCATCCAGAGCAGTACCGGGTTGCGCTTGTACTGCTCCAGGTCTATGCCTGCCGTAAGTATGCGCGTGCCGTAACTATTGACGGCTTCGGTGGATATGATTACTTCTTTCATTCGTCTAAAAAATAAAGCCGGGCACGCGTAACGCCGCAATGGTGTGGAGGGTGGTGTGCGCTCGGTGCACCGGCTTCGTTAGTCAATCTTTTTACCTTATCTGATTGTTGTTGCGGAGGTGGGATTTGAACCACACGACCTCGGGGGAATGAACCTCGCGAGCTACCGGGCTGCTCTACTCCGCGATGTGCTTAAGCAGCGCAAAATTGCGGACATTCTGCAACGCTAACAAAAAGAGTGTAAAAGTTTTACACTCTTTTTTACTGCGGCTCTTTTTTGAGCCAATTTTGCACCTGAAAAGCGCGCCACAAAGGGTGCGCTATACATCTAAAAAACTGTTTTTGATATGAATGGCTACTAAAAAAGAACTTGAAAAGATGCGAGAACACGCGCGTCTGCTCTTTATGCAGGGCGAGCCCCAAAAGGTCATTGCCGAAAAGGTCGGAGTGTCCGCACAGACAATTACAAAGTGGGTAAACGACGGAGGCTGGCAGGCTGCGCGTTCCGCAGCGAATATCACGCGCCCAGAGCTCGTAAACAAGATTTTGAAAAGTATCGACGTACTTGTAGAGGACCTCGTGAACGAACCAAGCCCGGAAAAGACGGCCGCAGCCGCGGACAAACTTGTAAAGTTTTCCGCAACCATTGAAAGGCTTGACAAAAAGACTTCCGTAGTGGACGTTATAGAGGTGTTCATGGCTTTCAGCGAATGGCTGCAATACCGCATGAGCTTCGACCCGAATGTTACGCCCGAACTGATACAGACAATTAACAAATATCACGACCTGTTCATCAGTGAACAGCTGCAAAAAACTTTTTAGCACATGGCAACGAAAGCGGAAATAATAAAGGCACAGGAACGGTGGAAGCAGCACTGTGAGACCGTGCAGGCAGCGACTGCCGTAAACATAAACGAGACACAGGCGCAACGCCTTGCACGTATCAGACACCTGCGCACGGATTATGCCGCTTTTGTCGATTACTACTTCCCACACTGGACCGTAAACCCGGAAACAGGGAAAGCAACACCATGCGCACCGTTCCACGTGTCAGCAGCCAACAAAATTTTGAAAGACCGGAACCTTAAAGCTGCTTTCCAGTGGCACCGTGGCGCTGCCAAATCTACCAATATGGACGTATTTGTCCCCATGTGGCTAATGGCTCAGGAACACCGCGAAATAAATGTAATGGTGCTGGTCGGCAAGAGTGAGGACAACGCAAAGACGCTGTTGGGCGACATTCAGGCTGAATTGCAGTATAACCAGCGTTATATCCACGATTTCGGGGAACAGTATAACGTCGGCACTTGGGAAGAGGGCGAATTTGTCACACGCTCGGAAGTAGCCTTTTTCGCCCGTGGCCGTGGGCAGTCGCCCCGTGGTCTGCGCTACCGCTCACACCGCCCGGATTATGTAATCATTGACGACCTCGACGATGACGAGTTGGTAGAAAGCCCGGCACGTGTCACCAAACTGTTTGACTGGGTGCGTTCCGCATTGTTCGGAACTCTTGACGGCGGACGCGGACGCTTCATCATGGTAGGCAACCTCATTGCCAAAAATTCAGTGCTGGCAAAGTGGTGCGACATCAAGTCTGTACATGTCACCAAGGTAAACATATACGACAACAAGGGTGGCATTTCGTGGGCTTCCAAATGGATGCCGCAGGAAGTCAAGGACATTGAGAACGTGGTGGGTTATCGTGCCTTTCAAAAGGAATACATGAACAATCCGATAATTGAAGGCGCGATTTTCCGCAACGAATGGATCCGCTGGGGAAAGCGCCCTGCATGGTCCAAGTTCTCGGAAATTGTCCTGTACATTGACCCCTCTTTCAAAGGCTCTATCAAGAACGACTACAAGGCTGCGAAACTATGGGGGAAAGCTGGCACAACACTTTACCACCTCCGCGCCTTTGTACGCCAGTCCTCCGTTGCCGAAATGGTGCGGTGGTGTTATGACCTGTACGAATGGACCAGGGGGCAGGGCATTTCCGTCCGCTGGTATATGGAAGCCAATTTCATGCAGGATACCATACTTGACGAGTTCCGCCGTGAAGGTGAACTGCGTGGCTACCAGCTGCCAATTACAGGCGACAAGCGCAAGAAGCCCGACAAGTTCCAGCGTGTGGAAGCCATAAGCCCGCTGTGGGAACGTGGCTTTGTAGTGTACGACGAGGCACAAAAGGACGACCCGGACATGCTTGCCGGCATTGACCAGACTCTGGCTTTTGAAAAAGGAATGCGCGGACACGATGACGCCCCCGATGCCGACGAGGGCGCAATCTGGTTATTACAGAGGGACACCCGCGCAAAATCATTTAACCCCTCTTTCGGCAGGAGGACTAATGCAAAAAATGTATCATGGTAATCATTGACTACTTACGCGCCTGCCTGTTTGACTGGCGCAAGAAAAAGGCTATCAAGCAAGCCAAAAAATCAGCGGAGCTTTACCGCAAAAAATTCCTGGTGCTCGTACATAACGGACGCCCCGTCTGCGTTTCCATGCAGGGCATTAAGCAACTGATAAAACAGCATAGGTTTGCCCCTGGCTTCACAGCGGAGAAGGCACGCCAAATCGCCATTTATGAAGCCAACCCCTCTAATTCCTCCGCCCATGTTTCTGACCGTTGACGATTACCGCCCTGTCTGCGACCAGTACGAGTTTGAGCAGATAACCCAGAATGAGGACATACGGCTTTCCGCGGAAGCCGCCGCGGTGGAACAGATATCCTCATACCTGCGCCACCGCTATGACACTGACCGCATTTTCTCCGCAATCGGGGAATGCCGCAACCCAATGGTCGTGCAGTGCGCCGTTAATATATCCCTGTGGCTCATGGTTCACCGCCTGCCCCAGAACATGGGACACGAGCGCCGCGAATGCCTCTACAACGATGCCATTAAGTGGCTGCGTGATGTCCAGGCTTCCAAAGCGTCCCCGGATCTGCCTGTATATGTGTCGGAGGACGGCTCCACCGACACACATAACCCCATACGCACCGGGTGCATGAAGCCTAACCGTTACGACTATTAAAGACCAATTAAACGCTGTTTAACCGATGTTTCGACTATGCGCAAAAATAGAGATTAAGGGCGACCGCTCATGGTCGTTTGACTTCGCCAATGCCGTGGAGATAACCCGCGACATGGAGAAGCTGACCACGGAAGCCAAAATCACCATGCCTAAAAAAGTCAAATGGGACGGCGCGGACGAAATACCTGTCAAGCGTGGCGACACGGTTACTGTTTCATTGGGATATGACGGCAACCTGCAAACGGCGTTTGCCGGCTATGTCAGGGATGTGGGCTTCAAAACGCCCATAGTGATAACCTGCGAGGATGATATGTTCAAACTGAAACAGATGCCGGCACAGAAAAAGGCGTACCGCTCCGTTACGCTTGAAACACTTCTGAAAGACCAGGGAATAAACTACCGCCTTAACATCATGGGAGAGCAGGCGCTTGGGGCTTACAGGGTAACGGCCAACACCGTGGCCGCCTTGCTCGGCAAGTTGTCGGAACAGGGCGTCCGCTCCTTTTTCCGCTATGAGGACGGCGAGCCGGTGCTGTACTGCGGTGTTCTCTTTGAAAGGGACACAAAACCCTCGCAGGTGTTCAAAACCGGGCTTAACATCATTTCTGACCAAAGCCTGCAACAGCAGAAGGCTGAAAACATGCGCCTGCACGTTAAGGCGGTCAGCCTTATGCCGGACAACAAAAAAATTAAGGTGGAAGTGGGCGACGCGGACGGTGAACGCAGGACTCTGCACACATACAATAAGACGGAAAGCGAACTTAAAGCATGGGCGCAGCAGGAAATCAAACGCCTTAAACGCGACGGACTGACCGGCTCGTTCACCACTTTCGGGCATACTCTCGTTGATTGTCTCGATGCCGTCGGCATTGTCATAGACGGCGTGAAAATGGGCGTGTATCAGGTCAAAAAAAATGTGATTAAATACGGCGATGGCGGCTTCCGTCAGGAAATAACCCTCGGACTGCGTGCCGGCTAAAATATCAGGATTATGGGAAGTATAAGAGACGCTATAAGACAACTTGCACAACAGGACGGTGAAACTATCGCCCTTGTGTGTACCGTGGACGAAATAGACAAGGAAGCCCGTACCATAGACTGCACACCGATAAATGAAGGTGCGCCGCTCCTTGGCGTCAATCTGCAAGCAAATCAGGGGTCGGACTTCGGTCTGGTCATTTACCCTGAAAAAGGGGCTTATGTGGTTGTGGGCTTCGTGGCTGACGGTGCCGCAGGGGTCATGCTTGCAACGGACAGGATAGAGTCCGCGGAACTGGTTATCGGGGAAACTTCCGCCGTGATTGATGCGGACGGCTTGCGTGTGAACACGTCCAAGATGTCGGCAAACATCAACAAGGAAGACATTGTTTTCAACGGCGGCAAACTTGACGGCATGGTCGTTATCCAGAAACTCACTGACAAGCTCAATGAACTTGTGAACACGTTTAACAGTCACACGCACAATGTTACTGTCTCCCACCCAGGCGGGCTGTTTACGACCATTGTCCCAGGCAGTTCCGCAAAGCCATTTAACAAATCCGATTACGAGAACACGAAAATAAAGCAATGAAAATTTTAGGACTTCAAACAGATACGGAAACGGCGGACCTGCTCGTTCATCAACACGCTGCCGTCGTTGCAGAGGCTTCCGGCTTCATTGCCGAAATTGTCCTCCTTTCTGCGCCGGGGGACTTCAAGGAAATGCCCCTGCTCGGTGCAGATGCGCCCGCCATGCTGGCCGCCAACCGCGACCCGTTCTGGCCGGGAAACACTAAAAAGATGCTGCGTAACATTGGGCTTGATGTCTCGGCTATAACCATTGCTGACACCGGCGTAATTACAATTTCATAGCTATGGAAATAACAGTAAAGGACAGACAAACACTTCTTGACCTTGCAATCATAGCCCTCGGCTCTGTTGCCGGGGTGTTCGCGTTTGTACGGCGCAACGGCATATCCCTTACTGCCAGGCTTACGGACGGGCAGGTTCTGGCTTATGATGCCGCCGACATTATAGCCCCGGCAATACGCGACACATACGATGTGCGCGGTTTGTCCCCGGCTACCGACATTGACAATACAGAATACAAAAGCCTGCTGATTGCAACAGGATCATCCGCTAAACGGTACAACGACACTATGGCGGACACAGTAACGGAACAGCCCGGCGGTACGCTGCAAGTGAACCCGTTGGAGGAAGCCATTGCCGATGCCATTGCCGGACGACCACCGAAAAAGAACACGGAAATACACCTCACACGTATATTTCAAAATCCGTTCGACGACATATTCGCATAATTTTAATACTCATTATAATGGAAAATCTTACACCCATACCCTTGCAGCCGCTTGACACCGAAGCCCTGGCAGAACGTGCCGCCGCCATTCGTGACGCGGTACAGGCCAAGACGGTATCAGCCGCGCAGGTAGGCTCTCTCTTTTACGACCTGGTGCAGTGCTGCGGAAATGTCCGTGACGCTCTCGAACTTTTCATAAACACCAACCTGCCGGAAATTCAGCAGGACATTGACCAAAGGCTTGCCGGGGTGGACTCTGCCGTGGAGAAAGCCGCAGCGGAGTTGCAGAAGTCCGAAGCCTCACGCGCTTTGGTGGAGTCGCTGGTGGCTTCGCTATCGTCCCAGAACCTTGCCGCACCGCTCCGTATTGACATAAAGCGATACCCGGGCTCGGTTACACTGACCAACACGATGCGCCCGCGCATTGATGCCGCCCTGTTCCCACGTTTCGGGCTTGGCTCCATTTTCTTTTATGCCGAAAACTCGGCCGCAAGAATAACACCTGACGGAGAAATTATCCCTCTGGAACAGGGAACCGCCCACATATATGCGGTGGCAACCGGAAACACTTCCGTTTATAAATCCATCAGCATTGAGGTAGTGCCGCCACGCCTGCGCATTGCAGGTGATGCGCTGCGCCTCGATGCGGAAGGCAATCTAAGACTCACATAATGGCACAGGCAAGACATATAAACTACAAAAGCGACTTTGTCCTCCGTGAGCGTTTCCGTAATGCTTCCGGGGATATTGTAGCATTGCCCGATGTTGATTTCACGCTTGAATATCAGACCAAGCACGGGCGCAAGTTCACCGCATCACGCACAGGCGGAAAATATGAGAATTGCACGCCCGACGGTGATGCCCTGCTCGTCATTTTCAAGGACCACGGACTTTGTGAGGGCGAACTGTACAGGGAACTGCATTTGTGCCTGATTAACGACCTTATGCCGGACGGTCTCCAAAATGTCTATTACCCCGAAAAAATCAACGTGCAGCTGTGGCACCTCGCCACCGACACGGAGGGGGTCATAGAGTGCGACGCATTGGCCGCCTATACCCGCGGGCTTCCGTTCACTTATGAGGACTTCACGCCTGAACAGCTGGCGAAGCTCAAAGGCGACAAGGGGGACGCATTCATTTATGATGATTTCACCCCTGCACAAATAGAGTTACTCCAGAAGCCGGCAACGGACGCAGCGACGCAAGCCAACAATGCGGCACGGAAAGCGACCGAAGCAACCACAAGATTATTGAAACAAGGGCAGGAACTTGCCGACATTTCAGACAAGGCTGTCAAGGACTGCAATGCCGAAACGCAAAAGGCAAAGACAGTCACAGAACAGGCGAAAACAGCCACCAGAAACGCACAGGCAGCCGCCGTTGAGACACAGGCGGAAAGGGTGCTGACTGAACAGACACGCCAGCGTATTGAAAGTGTGGCGGACCGTGCGGAACAAGTGGCGTTGCCCATTCCCTCCGGTCTGCGTGTGGAAACGCCTGCGTATGTAACAATCGGAAACCCTGTGCCACGATATATTGCGGCAAAGGTGCTGCCGCTCTCTGCGCTACAAAACATAATTTATCAGACTGACGGGGCGGCTGCCGGGATTGAGCCGGACGGGCGCATTGTGCCCAAAGAACCGGGAACGCAAAGGGTACATGTCATTCCAACTGGCGGCACACGATACTACAAGACCGTTGCCCTTACCGTTGTAGCTCCGGCACTACGATTGTCCGCAACCGATGCACTGCGTCTGGACGCTTCCGGGAACATACGTTTAACTTAACATTTTGAATAATGGCAAACCTCATTACAAACATACGGGAATGGTTCGACCGCCCTACACGTTCTGAAATAATGACATTGGCGCGCAAGGCGTCAAGCAAGCAGGGGCTCAAGGTTACGGCTCAGTTGCTCCAGCAGACCGACACCCTTACCAAAAAGGACATTGCGGACTGGCGCAGTGCCCACCAGATGGCTATTGATTACGAGAATCCGAACCGCTGCCGGCTCTATGACATTTATGCCGATGCGGTTCTGGACGCCCACCTGTCCGGCTGTATCGGTCAGCGCAAAGGCAAGACTCTTCAAAAGGACTTCCGTCTTGTGGGAAAGGACGGCAAAGAAAATACCGAAGCCACCACTCTGTTGCAACAGGAATGGTTCACGGACTTCATAGACCTTTGCCTCGATAGCCGCTTTTGGGGTCCGACCCTCATACAGCTGGGGGACATTGTACACGACGAGGACGGCATTATGCGTTTTGACGGCGTGGACCTTGTACCGCGCAAGCACGTTGTGCCTGAATATGGGGTCGTGGTAAGGTCGCCCGGCGACGACTGGCACAGCGGCATATCTTACACTGACGGAGACTTCGCCAACTGGGTTGTGCCGGTCGGCAAGGGACGGGATCTTGGTCTGCTGTTGAAGTGCTGCCCCTCCTGCATATCCAAAAAGAACATGCTGGCTTTCTGGGATATGTTCGGTGAAATTTTCGGGCAGCCTATGCGTATTGCACACACTTCAAGCCCGGACGAAAGCGAGCGCAGACGGATTGAGGAAGCGCTCCAGAATATGGGCGCAGCGTTCTGGTCGCTGTTCCCTGAAGGCACGGACATAGAAATCAAGGAAAGCAGCAGGGGCGATGCCTACAATGTCTATGACAAGCGTGTGGACCGTTGCAACTCGGAACTTTCCAAAGCAGTGCTGATGCAGACAATGACCATTGATTCGGGTTCCTCGCTCTCACAGTCAGAGGTGCACCTTGAAATTTTTGAGCGCGTAACGGAAAGCGATGCCGCAATGGTGGCGAATGTCGTTAATGGGCGTCTGTTGCCGCTCATGGTGCGCCACGGCTTCCCTGTGCAGGGCTTGCGCTTCCAATGGAACAACGCTGCCTCATACACACCGGCTGAACAGCGAGAAATTGAACGTCTGCTGTTGGAGTATTACGAGATTCCACCTGAATACTTCACGGACAAATACGGGGTGCAGATCACCGGTGCCCGTGAAGCAAAGACACAGCCGGACCGTTTTTTCGACTAAGCCCCGCACCTGATGCAGGGCTGCGGGGCTCATATCGTGCGTTTAACCGCGCTTTGGGCGACTTGTATAGCGATGACCTCCTGCGCCTCGCAGAAGGCGACACACGCCCCGATTTTGACGACACGGCATTCTTTGACGCTGCCAGCATGGTCTATAAGGCGGGGCAGTTTGATGCCTCTATGCTGAACACTCCCGAAGCACGCAAAATGATTGCCGAAACGCTCCGCGTCCTCAAAACAGGAATTGATGCAGGGCTGCCGGTTGAAGTGCCGGAAGTCCTGCGCTATGCGCTCGAAAACAATGCTTTCATTTTCTCCGGCTTCAAGGCGTTTCACACACTCCGCGAAGTTGGTTTGTCCCTGCTTACCGACAAGGGCGAAATAAAGCCTTTTGAGACATTCCGGCACGATGTTGAGAATGTGAACAAGCGGTATAATCACAACTACCTGTATGCAGAATATAACCACGCCGTCGGAGCTTCACTAATGGCTTCACGCTGGCAGCAAATTGAAGCCGATGGGGACAAATACGACCTGCAATATCGCACCGCTCAGGACGACCGTGTGCGTGAGGATCACGCCATTCTGCACGGCACGACGCTGCCGCCGTCTGACCCGTTCTGGGGCAAGTATATGCCACCGAATGGGTGGAATTGCCGTTGTACCGCCGTACAGGTCAGAAAGGGCAAATATCCGCTTTCTGACCCTACATTGTCCATGCAGAAGGGCGACAACTGCACCGAAGCCGCAAAGCAGCAGATTTTCCGCTTCAATCCTGGCAAGGAACTGCAACTGTTCCCTCCCAAGCACCCATATTTCAAAGGTCCGAAAACAGAACAGTTAAAACAATCAATTGACGGCTACACTCCTGCTGAATGGACGCCCAAAACAATAGCAGAAGCAGAACAGTTCTACCATGACAAATTAGGCGTAAACTGTTCACTGAAAGGCTTTACGTCAAAGCAAATGGAGCAAATTAAGGCTATTTTCCGAAGTGTTGAACGTCATTTTGAATGTTACCCGGAACTAAAAAAGAAAACGCAGTATGTCGGCACAATTCAGGGACGTGTGGATTTGCTTGTGCAAAAGAAATTTCAGGAACTAAAAAAGGACTCCAGATACGAAAGCCTCGGGGATGACTATCTTATGGAGTATGCGAAAAAATTCATTAAAAGTTATAAAGTCGGTCCCTCTAAAAATACGTATGCTTATTCTCATGGGGCTTTCAGCGAATGGGGACTGGCTGGCATTGCTTTTAATACCATGTGGAAAGGTGATAAAATAGACACATCACTCGCAAACGATGTAAAGAGTAAATGGCACCCTGTCGGAACAGATACATTAAAGGCTGTTTTCGACCATGAACTCGGCCACGAAATAGACCGACTTATCGGGCTGCGCAATAATTCTGATTTTTTGAAATTGTACAATGAAGAAAGATTAAAAGGCAAGGAGCATATTATGGATAACCTTTCCTCATACGGCTATAAAAATGCGGCTGAATTTATTGCAGAGGCTTGGTCTGAATACCTCAATAACGAAAAACCGCGACCTATTGCGGTTGCGGTTGGGACTATAATAAAAAGATTGTATGCAGAAAAGTATCAAGATTCAGGCTCCACGTCAGCGGCTACATAAACGCGCATTGTATCGCGTGGCCTTGCCGGCTCAAATATATAATTGCCTTTTTGACCCTCAAATATATGGTCGTGGCTCTCTGCGCCGTCTTGCATTATCTCAATCGGGATAATGTCAAACGCCGCACAAGTTAAGCCTTTTACAAAGTGCTTGCAATGCTCACACGTATAAGGACATTCCTCTATTTTGTCTATAATCTTTGCCATACCGCAAAATTACAATTTTTATTTGATTAAATAACAATTAAACGCCAATTAAATGCTCAACGCCAACGAATTAAAAACGGACATACTCAACGACCTGCGTGTGGAACTGTCAGAAGAGTTCGACCGAAACTTTGAGCGCAAAGCCTTTTTCTCGGACAAATGGAAACCACGAGCATACGATTACCCCAAAGGTTCGCTCCTGCTCGTTACCGGTGCCATGCGCCGCTCCACGCATGGGCGCGTTGAGGGCAACGGCGTGCGGTTCTCATCAGCTCTGGCATACGCAGCCATTCACAATGAAGGCGGCACCGGGTTTAAGCCTGTCAAGTCACACCAGCGCAAATCAAGGAAAGGAAAGGTTTACACGGTTCGCGCACATACCCGAAAATTCACAATGCCGAAACGCCAGTTTATCGGGGACGGTCCGGACACACAGCGGCTTATTAGGGGTGTAATCGATGCAAATCTACAAAAGTTAAATTTATCATTAACCAACTTCATAAAGAAATGAGAAAAGCAATTTTTTTAGCCATTGCGGAAGCACTTTGCCCGGCAAATCCGTCTGACCCAAATGCCGACACTTCAAAAAACATAGTTCCGTATGTGGACTTATGGAATGACCAGGTAAACCTCCTTGGCGGCGGAACAGCCTTTGAAACGCCTGCGGTGTTCGTGGAGTTTGAACAAATAGACTGGAAACAGCAGAACGCAGGGGCACGCCGTGGCGAAGTTGCGGTGCGTCTCCACATCGTAACTCGTGCCGTATCTGCACACGGCTTTCATGATCAACGAATGGAGGAAGCTCTTGCCGTGTTTGACCTGATAAATGCAATCAACGCAAAAATGCAAGGTTTGCGCGGTGAAGGCTTTGCCGGCTTTCAGCTTACCACCTCCGCAACCAACCACAACCACGCTGAACTTGTGGAGAATGTGGAGCGGTTGGTAACATCTGCCCAGGACTGTACCGGAATGCGTCAGTTTACACGCGCCGTCGGCCTGTCCGCGGACATTTCAGCCACAAAGTAATACAGCAGCACCCCTGGCGGTTCAAAGTCCGTCAGGGGTGCTATTTAATGCCCTAATCAAATAGTGTAGGTGTGTTGTTGTTTTGCCGGGGTTGCTGTTCATTGTCCGGGGATATTCCCAAATAACTCAGGTAAGTGCGGTAACAGATACCAAACTCTGGTTCAATCCAATGCCGCCAAACAGCCCTGTAACATTTTGCCTGGTTCCCAGCTTCATAATGCAGTGCGGTGAGCGCTTTAATCTTTTTCGCTCTCGCTATCGTACTTTTATGCCGTTTGCTCATTGTCATTTGCCCGATTATTAGTACCTTTGCGCTATCCTTTTACATCGGGCGGCGTCTGTTTACTGTCTTCGGGCAAATGTGAGCTACGCTGCTTTTTTTATGCGCCTGTTTCTGCTTCCGGCTTTTCGGTTTCCTGCTCCGTTTCCACCATATCAACATCAGTTATGCCAAGTGGAATGTTACGCCACCCGTTGCCGGTTGTCTCATCACGGTACTGCGCACGGATATATCGGCGCGTTGCGGTAGGCATATAACTTTCTTGAATGATTTTAACGCCCTCCTTGAACTGGTCGTCGCTGCTTTCCTCAGCCATTTTCGCCAGCTGAAGCACACGGCTTGCATTGAGGTTGCCCTGCTTGTCCTTGCTCAACAGCCGGAGCACCGTATTTACAAGGGTCTTGGTCTTTTCATCTGTGGCAAGACTTTCAATGTACTTGCGCACCATTGCGATACCGGTTTCCGCCATATCGCTCCAACCGTCAACCGTATTGACACCAAGGGTCAGACGCAGGTTGCTTTCTGAATTTGTGAAAGTGTGGCTGTACTGCCCATCTTCCTTGAAGCCCACGACTTCCTCTTTCATTTCAAGAACGGTTTTGAAATTGCTGAAAACCGTGTCCTTTACCGTGCGTATGTCCTGGCTGAGTTTGCGAAGCTCCGGCACGGCTTGTGCCAGTTCCTCATCGACCAGTTGCTGATACGTTACGCGGGCAGCCTTGCGGCGTTCCGCTGCTTCCTTTTTCTCTTTGTCGGCCTTGTAGGCTTCCCATTCTTCCCGCTCTTTGGCGGTCATTGTTACCTGTTCACTCATTGTTTAACGGGTTTTAATTGATTATTAAATACTGTTTATATTCGCCTTTATCCTTTTACACCGGCGCAGTGTCAGTCGTCGTAATCTTCGATGTCCGGGGTGGAAAATTCCAGTTTCCCGGCTTCATTCTCCGCCCAGTTTGCAAGTTCCCTGAGCAATTCAATATAAGCGTCTTGCTCCATATCGGCAGTTTCCGTTCTAATGGTGGCCGTCAGTCGTTGCAGTTCTTTGTCCATATTGCTTGTTACTTAATTCTATGCGTTGGTTCCATATCACACGCACAGGTAAATAAGTCCAAGGACAAATAGTTGCAATGCCTGTCCGACCAATCCTCCCAAAACGGTGGCTGCAATATCCAGCCAGTCCCATTGATTGCCATAGGCGTGGTCTTTATACTCCATACCCATGGCAATACCAAGGGCAAAAAGGAATGTGCCTACAAAGCCGCACAAAATGGCATACTTAAAATGCTTCTGCCTGTTGCTTTCTGTTATCCAACTCATTATTGATTATTTTAGGGGTGTTATTCCACAAATACGTACTCGCCCTGAAGGACTTTAACTGGTTCACCATTACCCATTACCCAAACACCGCCTTTTCTTTTTTCTCCAGCAGGTGTTTTGATTACATCGTGGATGCTGTCCGGTATTAAATTTGAAAACTGTGGACCAAAGGCCCTGCATTGAGTAATTTTAATTCTCTTATTCATATCGCTTTTAATTATATGTTGGTTCTACATCTTTGCCACCTAAAAACGCCTGCATAAGCATGGTACTTGCCAGCGCATCCACACTTTTTTTATCCTTGGTCTTGTTGTTGAATGCCGCTATAAGGTTGCGCAGCCGTTCCCTCGGTATCTTGTTGAAGTCGCTGTAACCGGAAGCACGGCACGCAATGCCTTTAATCTTGCTTATATTCTGTTCTTGGCTCGTTTCTCGCAACCAGCAGCCTATTGCCGCAATCAGTTGTTTTCTCATTTTGTCAAGCGAAGCGGTGCCGTCCTTATGGTTCACCTGTTCGCTCAGCTTGGCGCAGATGTCTATTAGCTGGTGCTGGCTGAGGTCCCTGCTGCTCTCCACGCCCCAACTTTGCAACAACGTGCTTTTTTGGTCCTCTGACATACCAAGTACACTACAAAGGGTATGGAACTTTTTAAGCAGTCCACGGTGGATCTGGTCCATAGTCTTATTTTCTTTTGCCATAATCATTTTTCTTTTATTTGATTTAACCAGTATGCGTCAGCGCCCTCTTTCCAGATTATAAAGTCCTTGCCGCCCTCCCCAAGTTCCGGCACCTCGTAGCGCGATGTTACAAATGCCTTGTAACCCTCCACCCTAATTTTAATTTCAGCGTCATAGCGGATTGATACCGCGAGGTTTCCTTTAGGTTCTCCGTGCTTTTCTTGACTTATGAAAATGAAAAGTTTGTCCGGAAACTCATCTTTTAACTTGGTGTAGTCATTCCATTTCCAACCATGCAGATATTGCACACTGTCAATCACCACGACTTCTGGGCTTTTACGCTTGCGCAGCCTGAAGCGAAGGTCTGCCATACATTCCTTGTTGAGCAGAATTATTTGGCTGCCTACTTCCTCCATTCCCACACGTTCCCAAGCCTTTTGCAAGGACAGGCTCAAACCCTGTTCAAGTGAGTTATAAGCCACACGCCGAAACTTACAAAGATACTTGCAAAGCATCAGCAGGAAAGTGGTCTTACCGCTGCCGCTTCCTCCGAAAATCAGCCAAGCGCCACGCAGCTCAGGACGGCCAAAACTTGCCAGAAATGGTCCGTCAAAATCTGCCGTCTCGAACTGTGCCGCCAACACATTTTTATTGCTTATTGCTCTGCCCATATTGCCTTAAATCCTCTGTATTTTCTTATCTTTTACCACGACGCCACGGAAGCCACAGGCACGCACGACCTTGACGAATGCGATGAGTTTTGCTGCTACATCTTCGGTGGTATTGCCTGTTATAGTTACTTCTAAGAACCGAAGGCGTAAGCGTGTACGCGGTTTCAGCGAGAAGTCCACCGGTAAGTTATTTTCAAGCCATTGCCCCAGTGGCTCCGGCACCGCTTTCGCTTCAAGCCCTATGCTGAATTTGTAGTTCATCATTTTGCTTCTTTTCTAAACCAGCAGACTATGTTATTCACGAAGTCGCCCACGCAGTCCAAAAATTTCCCGAAGTCCTCCGTATTCACAACCACACGAACAATGGCCAGCGGCAAATAAATCACATACAATGCACAGACTGCTATACCGGCAACGGCAAACGCCATTGAAGCAAGCACTTTACTTAATACTCGGTTTCTCATAATGCACCCCCTTTCAAGGTCGCCCACACACTGCGCTTAACACGGCGAAGGTCGCCCTCACTTTCGTTTATAATTCTGTTAATACCTTTATTATCATTCAGTCCGTTTGCCACGCACACAGCTGCGATGTCTTCGCTGTTCAATGCTGGCAACTTTACGAACTTGCGCCCGATACGGCTGTATATTTCAGCATACCCCTTACGGTTCAGCCTCACACCGCGTTCAATGCGCTTTTGCAGGAAGCTGGTAGCGGTCAGGATTATGCCGCAGTGTCCCTCCAGCTGGTTATACAGGCTGATAAAGAAATAAAGCACCTGGTCGGTCAGTTTGTCCGCTTCATCAAGGATTATAAGGGGCGCATCCTTGCGTTTGAGGGTGTCCACTATATCGTCCATCATTTCGCTTACCGTCGTGCCGCTCATGCTCACGCCCATGCACTTTAAGAGTTTACCCATAAAGGTGCGGCGATTCCAGTATTCTGAACAGGTCAGGTGGTAAGCGTTGGCGTGTCCGGCGGCATAGTTCTTAATGGCTTCTGTCTTGCCGCACCCCGCTTCACCGGTAACGGCAAGCACCAGTGCATCAGCCTGAGCATTAGTCAGCGTGAAGGTCATGCACTCGTAAGCCTTGGTGTTAACGACCTGCCATCCCTCCGGCTTTCCGCCCGTCTGTGCGGCTATCGTGCGCCACATCTCGTCGCTGATAGTGTCCCATGAGCCAGCAAGCACCTTGCTGATTGTGGCACTGCTCACACCGTTAAGGCTGTTGGCTGCTTTGTTCTGGCTTCCCTTTTGGTCGCAATATGAGCGCAGCTGCTCGCAAATCTGTTGTTTCTGTTCCTTTTGCATCGTTTATTTGTATTTAAGTTGTTGTTAAATCAGTATTTTAGAAAATCGAATAATCATCAGCGCGGTAGTCGCTTGTGTCCGTTGCCGCAGCACCTTGCGGAGTAACTGGGACTTCCACTGTTTTAACCTCTATGGCTTCAACATCTGCCGCCGCCAGGCGTTTCATACTGCGCTGGTCCTTGTGCTGTCCTTTGCTGTCCGTAATCAACAGACGGTCTTCTATGCTGCCACGCAGTGCCGGTGTACTCGCTATCAGTTGCTCGGTCCGCTGGTAGTTCAGTGCCATGCGCTCTGCGGTCTGCTTTTCCAGCTGCTTGTTGAAATCCTGCACACGTTCCAACTGCTCATAATCGCCTGGCTTGCGGTCTGCAAGTGCCATAGGCTGCACATACTTTTCTTTGAGCATATAGCGGCGTGTGCCGTCGTCATTCACAGCCAGAATTTCGCTGAGGTCGTCAGGGTCATATTTCACCGTCCAACGTTCTGCGGCGTGTTCGCGGAATGTCAGGTCGAAGCAGTCATAATCACGCTTGACACCTAAAATGGTCGGGCGCAGTCCGCAGCCCTCCAATGCGTTCTTGAAACCTGTTTCCTGCCCGAAGTTCAAGAGGTATTGTTCACGGCTCAACGGCAAACGGCGTTCAGGCGCCAGGTTGCTCATAAGCTCACGAATTTTGTCCACCTTGCACATTCTTTCCAGGTACATTATTTCATCTATCTGCTTGCGCACGCCCTGCTCATCGGGGAACTGGTGGCGCAGTTTGTTCAACGCCTCACTGTTTGGCTGCTTCTTTGGATCCGTGGTTACACCGTAGCCACTCCAGTTGTTGAACCTGTTGCAAAATGTGGTGTTCAAATAGTTGAAATATGCCTCTACGGGCTTCGCCTTGGCGTTCTTTACTCTTGCCGGGGTCAGTTTATCACCCATGACAGCATAAAGCGGCGACATAGCCTTAAATGCGTAATGGTCGCATTGTATTTGGTTGGATCGGAGCATTTCCCCAAACAGTTCCCGGCTGTGTACGGCTGCATTGCGCAAAGCTTCTTTTATCAGTTCCGGACATTCCTGCTTGCCGACTGCGTAGCCTATCGGATAATCAATGCAAGGGTCAAGCACCACAACTATGGTAAGGCGGTTTGTGTAAGTCGTTATATTTCCGCGCTTGGTCTGCTTTGTGTCCTGGTATAACAGTTCCACAGTCCAACCGTCAAGCGTCCACATCAGGAATGGGGCGGTCGGACGGCTGCGCTTAACCTGCATTTCCTTGTTGTTTCGGAAGTTTGAAACGCCAAGACGACCGGCACTGACCACCACGTCCAGTTTTTCACGCCATACGCCCACGGCAGCCGGGGTTATCTCTTTCCACCCAATCTCACGCGCTGCGTGGTTGTAATAATCCGCCACACGCACATCAGTAAGATTGTTATGGTGGCTTAGTATCGTGGCAAGCAAACTTTCCTGATCCTCAGTTACCACTTTGCCGGCATTGTTGTTCTGATACTTGCCGCTGATAAAGCACTCGTAACCGTCTGACAGATATTCAGTGAACTTCATTTGCAGACGGCGCGGACTGCGTGGCAGGGAATGAGGGAAACGGTCTGCCAGATATTCAAGCGAATTGGCAGCCTTGCGCCAGAACTCGCCCAATGGGGCGCGTTTGTTACCGCTCTTGTTACGTTTACTCTGGCAGTCCTCAATACAACGGCGGAAGGCATTCATAATGGCGCAGTTGTTGGCGAGTTCCACCTGCTTGACCTCCGGCAAGTTCCTGCCGTCTGAAAGTTTATAGCTTTGGTAAAACAACAGGGCTGCGCCGTCCGGCTCTATGGTGTCCATAAACTCGCGGCTGTCCGCCTGTTCCTGCAAATCAGGGTAACGCCTGTAAACCTCTGTACGCCATTTGAGCGGCAAACTATCCACGACAAACAAGGCTGTACGCCCGTTGCCACCTTTGCGCACCTGCTGAACCTGTCCCTTACGCACAAGCGCATTAAGGTTGGAGGTCGTTATTATGCGCCCGGTCAGTTCCGCATGGCTGATACAAACTTGTCCGTTAATCGTCTCCATATTTACAAGCTTTCAGCGAACAGTTGTATTTCAGTAAGTTGTGCAAGGGGGATATTTTCCCATTTGCCCACACTCTCTCCCTTGCGGTTATACACCACCACATTGCCGGTGTCCTTATCTGCCTCCAGCTTCACACCATTGTCAAAGTTCTGGAGCATTAGTTTTCTGCCGTCCGCCGTAACATTGTGCAGGGTTTCACACTCTGGCAAGTGGTGCATCGGCTTGCCCTTATAGTCTCTTACCGCGACATAGCGGATTTTACGCGCCAGCAACGAATCCTTGCGGTAGGTTAGCGCCATATACACAAAAGTTTCTGTACACTTGAACAGTTTAGCCAACTTTGTCTTGTTGGCTGCTGTTACGTCGATGTAACGTCTTGATGCTGTTTCCATATCCTTTTACTTTATTATAAATCTGTGTTTTACTTGCCCACCTGCCCATTTTTTTGTACTTTTGGCAGTTGTTAAGGTAGTAACACGCTGCAAAGATAATAGGAAATTTCCTAACTATAAAATAAAATCGTAGGATTTTTTCTACTTAGTAGCAATTTATCCTATTATATTATGATTTTAGAGCGGTTAAAACAGTATATTGACTTTAAGGGCAGATCGGAAGAGCGTCGTGTAGGGAAAGAGTGTAGATCTCGGTGGTCGCCGTATCATTAAAAAAAGTTTTTTTCAA